TGCACCATTATTTTCGTGTATTTGAGCACGGTACAGATGAAAGTCGCTAAATGTCACATCAATTTCTAGCTTGTGTTTTCTTGTCTTCCTGTCATAATCCTGTTCTGAAGCGATTACGACGGGGTTGAACATTTCAATTGTTCTTTGTATTTGATTGTTTACAAAATCATTGTATGATTCGATCTGGTGTCTAACCAAGCGTTGCAAGTGTTGACCCTCAAAATACGAACCTATTATTTTCCACGGCGTTTCTTCATAATTTATATTTCTATCATCATCATAATCGTATTCTTCACCTACCTTTATTTCTTTTATAGCTTCTTTTATAGCGGGTTTGACTGAAGAAAGTGTCATGACAACATCATCATCATGATCTAATCCAAATCCAGCGCTAAAATCCATTGAACGTGTATAAGCAGAAGCAGATGAAGAATACGAAGACGAAGCAGCACGACACTCCATGTTGTTTGTGAAGATAAATCTTATTAACTTATAAATCAATTTATTTTTAAATATTTTTTACAACTAAATATAAAATATAAAATATAAAATATAAAATATAAAATATAAAATATAAAATATAAAATATAAAATATATAAAATATATAAAATTAGATAAAAGTTATATAAAATAATAGATGGAATAAATTAGGAGTAGTAACAAAATAAAATAATTAAAATAATAAAATATGAGTGACGTTAAAAAAAAAATTACAATTAATCATGAACATTTAAATCCGAATTTACAAAAAAGAAATAAGAATAAAAATAGTGGAGGTAAAACAGTGAAAAAAGCGACAGGATTCATTCGACCCAGTGAATTAAAAAATAATTTGATCAAGTTATTAAAACAAAAACGAGAAGAAAAGCGACTACATAAAGATGAAAATATGCAAAGACAACAAGGATATAAAGAACAAGACGAAGAAAAAAAAGAAAAAGAAAAAGAGAAACAGCAAAATGGTATTAGTAACGACAGTTTAGATGGAAATAAACCTTTTTTTGATAAAAAAAAATATGAAAATATATTTTCGAAAGATTTTGAAGAATCTTTGAATTATTTAAAATCATTTAAACAAAACAATCATCATCATTCAAAGACAAAAAAAAACAGACATTATACGCCTACACAAGCACAAGTTACATTAGATGTGCCGAGCGAATTGACTTCTCCCATGTATTTAGAAATGCCATTGAAACCACCCATTCAAGACATTTCAGCTACGCTTTCTCACTTGCAACATCAACTGCAACAACTTCAAGGGGGACAACAAGTAGGACAACAAGGAGGACAACAATTAGAAACACTATCATTTCCAACAACGCCAACAATTCCATTTCCAAAAATAGGAACCGCTGTATTGCAAACAAAACCTCCGCCACCGCCACCGCCACCGCCACCGCCACCACCGCCACCACCGCCGCCACCACCACCGCCTCCGCCACCGCCACCGCGTTCCGCATTGAAATATGAAAATTTTATAAATAATAATCAGAATGATAATCAGAATGATAGTAATGATACTCAAAAACCATTTCAGTTTAAATACAGCGATAAACCATATGGTGCATTAAAAGGAGGAACAAAACCATCTTACCGTCAATACTATAATAAAACATTAAAAAAATATGGATCGCAATCAAGTAAAGGCAATAATGCCAATAACGGCAATAACAAATTAAAAAAATCAAACAAACCAAAACATGTTCCAAGAAAAATTAAACAAGTGAAACGAAAAACAACAATTAAAAAATATAAACTTGGAAAATATGGGAAAACAATAAGTATTTTAATCAAGAATAATAAAACAATTAAAAATATTCAAAATGCCCAACGTGAATTAAAAAATGTTCCAATTCATGATGTGAAGAATGAATTAATAAAAAATAATTTATTGAAACTTGGTTCAACTGCTCCATCAAATTTATTAAGAAAAATGTATGAAGAAGCGAATATGGCTGGAAAAGTAGTAAATGTGGGAGGTGATACATTTATGTACAATTTCATGAATGATGGTGCGGTTAAAAAGTTTTAAATAAATTTTTATAATTATACAAAAATTAAATTATAAAATTATAAAATTATACAAAAATTAAATTATATTTATAGTTATTAATAATATTATTATATATATATATAATATCCGCAATATGATTATTTTAGGGAATAGGGTTCCATATGAATATTTTATAACACAAGGAAAAGGCGAATCGAATGCGGGATCAAAAGGACTTCCATACGAAACGGGATCATATGATGCCGCGTTGTTTAATGCCGGTATACAAAATGCGAATGTTATCGAATATACGAGCGTCATGCCGACCGAATCAAAAGAAATAACCAAAGAAGAGGGATTAAAACGGTTGCAATGGGGAGAAGTGCTCGAGTGCATCAAAGCGCAAGCAAATGGTAAACGTGGGTCAAAAATTAGCGCAGCTGTCATTACCACATCAGTTACGGATCCGAGAGGCAAATATTTAGGAGGTTTTGCGTGCGAATATTCGGGTGCGGGAACAAAAGAAGACGCCGAGCAATCCTTATTACAATCCATTGTTGGAATGATTGAGAGAAGAGGGTACGGTGTCATGAAATCTCCCGGTACAATGCAAATGTATAAAGATAATATTACAGATAAGGGGTATAAAATTCATCCAGGTAAGAATTTCGTATACGAATATTTAGATGTGAAAGAGGAACACGGTTCTGTATTTACTGCAATATGTTTTGTTAGTTATAGGTTTCCCACTTTAAAAAAAACGAATCGAACAAGTGCGAAAATAATTAAAAAAAATAGGAATACGCGACGAAAATAAAATTAATTTATAACTTGTAAAATATTTTATAATTTATAATAATATTTTATAATTTATAATAATAATTTATTATAAATAATAATAATAATTTATTATAAATAATAATAATAATATATTATAATATTAATCAATTGATTTATCTCTCTATCTCTCTACTCTATTGATATAAAATAAAATAATATGGATGCTTCTTCAGGAAGAGATAATAACCTATTCACTTATATCTTGTCATTGATTGTCATGATGTTAAGTTTCGTATATGAAAATTTCGCATACATTCTTGGAGTAACGGTTGTTATTTTCGGAATAATGGTATATCTTAACATGACAAAAACAACATTTGATATGCCAATGACTAGATCAAAGAAGCTTATTATTGAAACGATGGAACATAACACAGGTAAGAATGAAACAAATGGTGATAATAATAGCAATAGTGTCGTCATTAAAAAGAATCTCAATAATAATAATAATATTGCGTCAAGTAATAATAATGAAAATACATTGTTGACACCACATATTGATCTTGAAAAAAAATTAAAGTCGGGATTTTGTAATATGCACGCGTCAAACGGCAGTTCAGCAACCGACATTGATAACGAATGCAAAGTATTTGGAAAAGCGTCTTGTTTAAATACGGATTGCTGCGGTTGGGTAGTGACGTCCGATAATCCCGATGGCGTTTGTCGCGCAGGAAATAAAAACGGCATTACGTTTAATCACGATGATGCTGTAAAAAAAATAGATGTGGATTGTTATTATTATAAAGAAACGAAAACTGGACCTCGTTGTTAAAAAAAAATAAAAACATCAAAACGTACATCAATACATACCACATTAAAAAAAAATCAATATACAAATCAAATTCTACATAAGCAATCTAAGTAAGTTGCATACGCTGTCTGGTACAACAGAAATAGTATCAATTCCTGCATTTATTAAAAATTGTGCAAATGATGGTATATCACTCGGACCTTGTCCGCATATACCAATTTTTACATTATTTTTTTTACATACTTTAATTGCTTTAGAGATCATTTTTAAAACGGCTTCATTCGTTTCATTTCCTATATGATTTAAAGTACCGGCATCCCTGTCTATACCCAAACACAGCTGCGTTAAATCATTTGAGCCGATAGAAAACCCGTCGACATACTTACAAAAATCATTTGATAATATTACATTTGACGGAATTTCGCACATTAAATATACTTGTAGCCCCGCATCTCCTCTTTTCAATCCGAATTCTTTCATTGTATCTAAGGTTTTAATGCACTCAGTTACCGTTCTGCAAAACGGCAACATTACAATTACATTTGTAAATCCTAGTATTTTTCTAACATGATTTATAGCATCGCATTCTAATTTAAATGCGGGTTTAAATTGTTCTGAATAGTATCTCGAGCATCCTCTGAACCCAATCATTGGATTTTCTTCTACTGGTTCAAATATGTCGCCGCCAAGTAACTCTCGGTATTCATTTGACTTGAAATCGCTAAAACGAACTATCACCGGATCTGGATAAAATGTACATGCTATTCTCGCGATTCCGAAACTTATTTTTTTTACATAAAAATCAATTGGAGTTTCATATCCTCTCATTTTATTTTTAATTTCTTCGCGTATATTTTCAGGCATTGAGTTACTGTTTAATATAGCAAGTGGATGTATTCCAATCGAAGAGCTAATTATGAATTCTTCTCTCGCCAATCCAACGCCACTTACTTGCATATTTCCGTATTTGAAGACCGACTCTGGATTACCAATGTTTAACATTATTTTTGGTTTTGATTGTTGTTGATTTTGTTGTTGATTTTGTTGTTGATTTTGTTGTTGATTTTGACAAGTAAATGCCGTTTTTACAACTTCATATAAATAAATGCCTGAATATACAAATCCCGTTTCCCCCTGCGAACAATCAACGGTAATCTCATCATTATTTTTAAGAATGCTCGTTGCATTATCACAGCCAACAACTGCCGGAACGCCCAATTCTCTTGAAACAATGGCAGCATGACTTGTTCTTCCCCCTTTATCCGTTACTATTGCGCTTGCAATTTTCATGAGTGGTTCGTATGTTGGATCGGTATAGTTTGACACTAGCACGTCGCCCTTATTAAATTCTTGTTCTACTGAATGTATTTTTCTAACCCTTCCCGTTCCAATCATGGAACCAACCGCAGTTCCTTTCACAATAACGTGTGGTGGTGGTGCTGTTTTATTTATTGCGAGCTTATATTCTATTAATTCGTTGCACGATTTTATTTTAGAATGTATTGTTTCTGGTCTTGCTTGTATAATGTAGAGCTCTTTTCCATCATGTGCCCATTCTATATCCACTGGACACCAGTGGCCGTATTTTTTAGTATAATATTCTTCTATATATTTTACCCATTTCGCTAATAGTAATATTTGATCGTCGTTCAAACTAAATTTATCTTGTTGTTCTGTATCAACGGGTGCTATGGTTGTTCTATCTGTTGACGAATATATCATTTTATTAGTTTTATTACCCATTTTTTTATCAATTATTGTTCCCAATTCTTTGGACACGATAAATTCGTCTGGTTTGATTTGTCCGCTTACAATTAATTCCCCCAGCCCATAAGAACTGTTGATTACAATTACTTTTTTAAATCCAGTATCTGGATCTAATGAAAAAGCAACTCCGCTGCAGCCCAAATCAGATCGTGCCATTTTTTGCACACACACTGCTAATTTGCTTGATGTGCTGCCAACGCCCATTGTTTTTCTATAACTTATCGCCCTGTCTGTATACAAACTTGCAAAACATGATTTTATTTTATCTGCCAATTGTTCGTTTCCTTTTACATTTAAATATGTGTCTTGTTGTCCTGCGAAGCTTGCATCTGGAAGATCTTCATTTGTTCCGCTACTTCTAACGGCAACATCAACATCAGCAACATCAACATCAGCAACATCAACATCAGCAACATCAGCAGAGCCAAATGATGACGATGATAATGATAATTGATTATAATTTAATAAAATCAATTCTTCAAGAATTGGTGGAAATGAACTTTCATAGAATAAATTTCTTATTAATTTACTATTTTTACATAATTCTGAAATGTTATCAACATTCGTGCCGTTAATGATATCATTTATTTTATTTGTAATATTGTTATAATTTAGAAATAAATCGTATGCGTGACTTGTTATAATAAATCCATCTGGTATATTTATACCAAATTCAGATAAATTGTTCATCATTTCTCCTAAATTAGCATTTTTACCACCAACTAGATCAAATTCATGAATTCCGGTTTCGATGAGTTTTTTAACAAATGACATAATATATACATATAAGTGAATGATATAATTTAATAACAGTAAACAACTAATAATTATTTTATTTTCTTTATTTTTATTCATTTATTGTATAAAGAATTAAAATAAAAATTGATATAAAATAATATATTTATATAAACACACAGACAAGACAATAGACAACACAAACCAACGTAATGATCATTCCAGTAAAGTGTTATACGTGCGGAAAGGTAATCGCCGACAAGTACAGGTATTATTTGAGCAAGGTTCGAGAGAAAAAACTTGAAGAACAGGAAGGCGGCAAAGACAGCGATATTTCCGTTGATAAGGTGCTTTATTTAACGAGGCACAATATCAGAAAGACGGCAGAGGGCCAAGTGCTCGATGATATCGGGTTTACTAAAATGTGCTGCAGGCGGCATTTTTTGACTCATGTAGATATTCAATAAAAATTACAGAATATTCCACATATTACAGAATTAAAGTGCATTAATGTATTTTATATTTTTTTAATAAAATATATTAAAAAAATTGAATTAAAGTTATATACATATACTTTTGTTAAAAAGATAGATATTTATACAACTTTTAATCAAATGTCATCGTCAACAAATGCAAGTAAAACAATCGCGCGTCTGTACAATGCGAGAAAAAACTTATTGGAATTATTGATATCGCAGGGGTATGATGTAGAGGGTTACACGAATTTTGGAGTGAATGAAGTGAATGCCATGTTTATGCACAAGCAGCTTGACATGTTGGTTGAAACGAAATCTAATAAAGAGAAAGACAAGGGCAAACATAAAAAAAAAGCTTATATCAAATTTCACCTTGAAAAAATGTTGAGTACGAGTCACATCAATGATTTGGTAGAAGATTTGTATATTCTAGGCGCAGGCGGTGAAATCGGAGGAATGGGAATATCTGTAAATGCGAATGATACTGTTTTAACAGACAAGGACGCTTTGATTATTGTGACAAGGCAGGAAGTCAAAACGATGAATCAGTATTTGAATCAGTTGTTTTTGCAGGGGAGGTTCATTGTGCTTCTGTCTCTGGACCGACTTCAATTTAATATATTGAATCACCAATACGTTCCGCCGCACACCATTTTATCAAAGGAAGAATCGGATGAGATGATGAAAAAGTATAATATTTCTAATACATCTCAGCTGCCGGATATTTCAAGGTACGATCCGGTTGCTTTAGCAATAGGGATGCGACCGGGCGATGTGTGCAAAATTGACCGAGCCAGTAAATCGGCAGTTCATTCTACGTATTATCGGGTTTGCACACAGTAGTTTATACACAGTAGTTTATACACACAATAAAACAAAACAAAAATATATAAAAAATATATAAATAAAAAGATAAATTGATTTTTTTTATATTAAAACAATAATTTATAGCGTTCTAAACCCAGTAGTTGTTACCCACTACTTGTTACATTCGATGAAATCTTGGGCTTCAATTGTTTCTAACCCTCCTTCAACGGCAGCGACAGCGGCAGCGACAGCGGCAACAGCAGCAACAAGAGATCGTGCCACTTCACTCGCATTTATTGCATCCGATAAACTCGTTACAGAAAAACAGCAATCGGTCGCATTCAGACCTTTCGAAAATTCTCATCCGTCTCACGAAACCCTCATTCGACCTGACGCTCCAACTGTCGTTCCCATCTATGATACTGCAACCTATTTTGATAGCGACGACAAGTGGTATTTTGATAGCGACGACAAGTGGTATTTTGATAGCGACGACGAGTGTTTCTATCAGGAACGACAAATATTTTCAGATGATGAATAATTATTATATCATCATTATGAAAAAGTAAATATGAAAAAGTAAATATATGAAAAAGTAAATATGAAAAAGTAAATATATGAAAAAGTAAATATGAAAAAGTAAATATGAAAATAATTATATAATAATATTATTATTTATTATATAGGTAAAATAGATAAAATAAATAATAAAGAATAAATATAAGTATAAAAACTAAAAACATTTCATAAAAGAAAATAAAAATTAAATAAGATGGCAAGTTTTTTTTCAGATATAATGACGGATATGAAGGGGGCGGAGCAAAGTTTGCTGGGTCCCGATTATTTGTATTGGAAACGCATTTTAAAACCGTCAGATATGGGCATGTCAGCCGACGGCAACTTTGGCGCGCTAACCAATGATGTGAATGGACTCATTAATTATGTGGAGTTGCTGGTTTCAGGAACAGGCGGCTCGACTACTGGCGGGCCATTGGGCGATAAATTCTTCCTGAAAACCGGTGGACAGTGCACCGATGTTGCATCTGGAAAAAAAGTCGACCGCTACATTTATATTGATAATATACCAAACGGCAACATTCCGTTCATTTCATCTGGACTTGGAGGAACCGATTTTACGGAATTTGAGGGACTTATTCCCGGAGTTCTTGGCGATTTAGGGAAATTAAATCCCCTGAATTTATTCAAATCGTTCATGATGGGTGAAAATCCGGACTGCATGTCAATCACTCTTCAGACGGTTACGCCGGTTACAGATGCCAATTTCAATGACACGGGAAAAGATAATGTCGGCAATCAAACCCAATTTGTTGCCGTAGCTGATGTAAAAAATATGGACCCGTGCATTTTCCCGGATAAAAAAAATCCGGCCGATCCCACATTAACGTGTACGGAAACATTTACGAGTCGAATGGATTCTAAAAATCGCGGCGATTCATCGGATGATGATTCTAATGATGCGAGTGGTCACATGTCAAATCGAAACAAGCTAAAAAATTATAAGAAAATCGAGCAGAATGGTAATAATAAAAATAATAAAAATAATAATAATAATAATAAACGTCAAAACAGGTTAAAAAATAGTAATGTAAGGAATGATTTATCGAAATTGCCGGATGACATGTATGTCAAGGCATTTTATATTTTTATGACGGCCTTTTCTCTCTATGTTTTTTATCGATTTATGAAACGAATGTCGAAAATTCGGTCTTAATATACTTTATGAAACAGATATAAAATGATGAGACGAATAAGTATTAAGTGACGCGAGAAACGCGGTCATAAATATAAGTATAATCATGTCAACGACGCTAACCGACGAGTATTTTCGTCTATCGAGAGAATACGTGAATAAATATGGAAATAAAACAATATTGTTAATGCAAGTGGGTTCATTTTTCGAGTGTTATTCAAGGGCAGATGCGAATAATAATATCGCGGATGCAAATATGAGAGAATTTTGTACGGTTTGTGATTTAAATACTTCGATTACAAACGGTAGGTGCATGGCGGGGTTTCCATTTACGTGTAATTTTAGGGACTACAGTTTGGAGCGATATGTGAAGAAAATGCAAGAACACGGATACACGATTGTGGTATACGTGCAAGACGGTCAAGGCGCAAACACGACGCGAAGTTTGCATTGCATTTATTCGCCAGGAACGTTTTTTTCGAGTGATTCCGCCGTTCTCTCTAATAATACGTCCTGTTTTTGGATCGAGCGATTAAATATTAGCGCAAATAAAAAAATTATAATGGGAATGTCGAATATTGATATTTATACGGGAAAGAGCACCTGTTTTGAAATTGAATCGGAAATAAATCCGCGTCATAATCAGACGACGTATGATGAAGTGGAACGATTCGTGTCATCATTTCGTCCGAGCGAAGTTATTATTATTTCAAATCTCTCTGCGAATGAAATCGAAGACATAAAAACATATGCCAATATGCCTTCAAGTGCAAGCGCAATTCATTGGATTGATTTGAACCGGTCAGATGCTGCGGTGAAGCCATATCCTCTTTTTGTCCAGGCAAAAAATGCAGAAAAACAAACGTATCGGAAAGAAGTGATGGAAAAGTTTTTTTCATTTCGCATATGTAATGCGATATTACAGACCCATTCTTTATACGAGTTTGCGATTCAGTCGTATACATTTTTGCTGAATTTTGTGTATGAACATAATCCGCACTTGACGTCAAAAATTGAAGAACCGTGTTTTGAAAACCGGTCGGATCGCATGGTTCTCGCAAATCATACACTTGAACAGTTGAATATAATCGACAGCAAAGAAGGCGGTGGTTCCAACTCGTCCGTGTTCCGACTACTAAATAAATGCAAAACGCCAATGGGTGCAAGACGATTTCATTATCGGTTGCTGCATCCATCATTTAATGCGGCCACAATACAGAGAGAATACGACATTACAGAATATATATTAAAAAAAGAAGAAGAATGTGGTATAGGAACAGGAACAGGAACAGTAACAAAAACCAAAAAAAATATAAAAAATGTAAAAAATGTAAATAATGTAAAAAATGTAAAAAATGTAAAAAATGTAGATTATACAACAGTATGGAGGAGGACGCTTGAAAACATAAAAGACATTGAAAAGCTGCATCGTAGAATACAGATGGGGAAGATTTGTCCCAATTCTCTCTACGTTTTATATACCAATCTCCGAATTGTTTCAGACATGTATGACGAAATAAAGGACGACAAAACCTTGTTGAAATATTTGCGCGTAGATTCAGATCCAGAGAGAATTACGAATATATGCAAAGAATTAATGTTAAAAATGGATTCGTGTTTCTATATTGAAAAATGTCGAATTGTCGATTCTGTCGATTTCGATTTGAGTTATCAAGATTGTTTTGTTCGACCGGGCGTAAATAAGGATCTCGATTCCACATACGTTATGCACGAAGACGGGTGCAGCATTTTGGAAGCCATTCGCGCGCACTGCAATGATTTGATTGCAATTGGAGAGAAAAAAGGCGGTATTACAAAAGACGTAGTAAAAGAGAAAGAGTTTGTAAAAAAACACGAAACCGAAAAATCAGGATTCAGCATTCAGACGACGGAGCGGCGCAGCAAATTATTACTGGACCAAATTGGCAAGAGAGTAAAGGCGCGCGATCACATGTCAAAACTAGAATATCATTCGATTTCTCAAGATAAAAAAACGATTGAGTTTGACTTGTCGACGCTGCAATTTGTCAAGGCGGGAAGCAGCGCGGTGACATTCGTACATGAAGCGTTATCCAGCGTATGCGCATCCATTAGCGAGACGAGAAATAAAATTCGCGATGAGATTGGATTAGTATTTCATAAATTCGTGTGCGAACTGAAAGAGCATCAAGAGTCGTTTCAAACTGTAGTTTCATTCGTTACGGATATTGATTTGATGCAGAATCAGGCGCACATTGCCCGCAAATACAAGTATTGCAAACCGCTAATTGACTATAATGAAGGATCCGGGTCTAATGGCTCTAATGGCTCGTATGTCGACGCGAAAGACATTCGCCATTGTTTAATTGAGCGAATTAACGAGGACGAGCTGTACGTGACGAATGATATTTCACTTGGAGTAAAAGAGCGCGGGCTACTGTTGTACGGCACCAATGCGGTTGGAAAAACGAGCATGATTCGGGCGCTAGGAATATGCATTATTATGGCGCAAGCGGGACTTTACGTGCCGTGTTCGGCATTTACGTATCGACCTTATAAGAGCATTATGACGCGCATATTGGGCAACGATAATTTATTTAAAGGAATGTCTACATTTGCGGTTGAAATGTCGGAGCTTCGAGTCATACTGAAATGTGCGGACCAAAACAGTTTGATTTTAGGAGATGAGCTGTGTTCGGGCACGGAAATCGATTCTGCGATTAGCATTTTCGTTGCCGGGTTACAAAAGTTGCACATGATGAAAAGCTCTTTTATTTTCGCCACACACATGCACGAGATTGTGGATTATGAAGAAATAGCGCAATTGGACAAGCTGACGACGAAACACATGGCGGTTACGTATGATAGGGCGCGCGACATGCTAATATACGACCGAAAGCTGCGCGATGGTGCGGGACCGAGCATGTACGGTCTCGAAGTGTGCAAGTCGCTGCATTTACCGGATGATTTTTTGAAGATGGCAAACGCGATTCGGGTAAAGTACCGTGCAAAAGGCGCGGGAACAGGGGATTTGAGTTTCAAGCCGAGCCATTTTAATGCGCATAAAGTAAAGGGAATATGTGAGCTATGTAAAAAAGAGACGGGCGAAGAAGTGCATCATTTGCAGCATCAAAAAGAAGCGGATGCAAACGACTACATTCAGCATTTCCATAAAAATCATCGGGCCAATTTACTGACAGTTTGCGAGTCGTGTCATTTAAAAATGCACGAAACGGGACAACAATATAAACGAGTTTTAACGACGGGAGAAGGCGGATATGCGCTTTCAAAAATATAAGATTAAGACGATTTGCATAAATTTTAAAATTTATATATTTAAAAATTTAATATCAACTATAAATAAAATATAAATAAGTAATATAATGGATAAATTATTTATTTGTTTCAATGCGTTTTTACTGTTGTTTATATTTTTAGGCGGAGGGTTGAATAAGATTACAAATTTTCAGGATACTGCGAATTTTTTAAAGGCCAAAGTAAATGCGATTCAATTGAACCCTATATTTATGGCGGCAATCATAATTACAATCATTTATTTTTATATTATTATTTTTTATATACAAACAAATAATGTGTACTTATTCATGCTGATAAGCGTCGCTATCGCAGGCATTCCATTTTTAGCGTATTTTAAAAAGTATTTGAATCAATATAAAGCGCTCGTCTCATTCATATATGATGCGGCGATTGCGGGAGTGATTGGACTACTCACATTTGGAAGTTTACTAATATTGTATTCATTGTATACGAGCAAGTATGAAGAGTATGCATATATTGCGACGATTGGATTAGCGGTATTTACCGCAATGACGATTTTAATTTTTCATTTTCCGACGAATAAATCGGAAATTATTTCATTTACGAAGAATCTCTCTATTTTTGGAGGATTAATGTTACTGTCCCAGCGATTTGTAAAATAATTTATTTACATAATTTTATAATCTAAATATATTATATAAATATTTATATAAATATTATAAAATTATATTATGAATAAAAAAAAACTGTATAGGAAAAAATATAATATACAAAAAATTTTTGTAATAAATTTGAATAGAAGAAAAGATAGATTGAAACATTTTAAATCGAGATACAATTTTGATATTAAATTGAATAGAATTGAAGCAGTTGATGGCAGAGATTTGAATATTGATGAACTGTTTAAAAATAATACAATAGGCGAATACGGCTATAACTCACTAAAAAAGTATAGAAATTTTCATCATGAATTAACACATAATGGTTCTGTTGGATGCTATCTAAGCCATTATAATATTTGGAAAAGTATATATGATAAAGATAAGAGTCGTAACTATATTATATTCGAAGATGATACAATATTAACCGATATGACACTGGATGACATAAGTAAAAGAATAAAAAAATTACCAGACGGATGGGATATTTATTTATTAAGCAGTCCACATTTTGTTTATGAAAAAGAATATATTGGGAAAAATTTATACAAGGGTAAAAGATTTTTTCTAATGAGCGCATATGTTATTAATAAAAAAGGCATTGAAAAAATATTCAACACTAATACTATTTTCCCTATTAATCAACAGATAGATAGTTATTTATCAGAATTGGCAACGGATCGTAATTTAAATATATATGTACACGATGAAAGTTTTCCATATTTTGAACAATCGCAGCAATTTGACACAGACATTCAAGAATCGACAATACATAATTTGACATATGATAGATATACTTTATAGTCAGTTACAAGACGCTAGAACACGCTAGAACACGCTACAAGACGTCATACGTTTTAACTTCTCTATTGTCTTCGAGCAAACTGAAACGAAGTTTATAGGACAACAAGTTTTCTAAAATACTACCACTGTTTCCTTGATTAAAAATATTTCGAACGTCTTGCGGCGAACATCCGTTTTTAATGAATGTGGCATTGGATATCGTACCATCCAACGATATTATCGTCTGACTATCGCCAATAACGAGCTGGTTTCCGTTTGTTGTGATATAATTCATGGATGCGTCCATGTAGGTGACGAACGGCGAATTTGAATTACTTGTCGAGTTTGTCAGCGTATCAATAATAACTGTATTGTTTAGAAACCCGTTTACATACACATCGAGGGCGCGTTTACTGCCGTTGTAAAAAGTATTTGAATCCGGGTTATAAACGGGTATATTTTTATTAGTGGTTGGATCATACACGGTTTCATTTTCACTTTTATCGGCGTCAATCTCGTCATCCCCGTTATAATTTAAAACGATGTTTACGGGTTCTGCAATTGGAAACAGCATAATGGTTGTCATTTGGGTTGAAGAATTTATGAAATAGGAAACACCGAGATTTCCATTGTTATCAATAGTCAAGCTTAAAAGTGTTACAGGTACAGTTGGTACGGCAGTTGATGTTGAATTTGCATTTGTTAAACGCATCAAGTTCAAACTAGATGTATTGCCGCCTAAACCAGCTGCTGTAGTTGCTGTAAATTGAGGTGACGAATTCAAATTCACCCATAATGACACGGCGAATGCGCCGTTACTTAGCGCAACATTATTCGGTATTGGAACAGTTTTTGGTTGCATGATGGGTCGTGATAATGATACTACCTGAATGGTCTCTTTTTGTTGCTGGTAAAACGAATAAATAATATAGATGGCCAAAATTAAAATTACAATTAAAATAATATATGTAAAATCAATTTGTTTTCCATAAAATAGCATTTTTTATTATTTATTAATTAACTGAATTAATAATATTAATATTAACCGATATAATATAATTGGATATTATTAATTATTTATTTTTTTGCATTATTAATTGTTAATTGTTTAATTTGATGATTTGAATAGTATGAATTTTCGTACATTGTTTTTATTGGACCTAATATTTTTTTATAATTTATAAGACGAAGTGTTCTCTCAATTATAGTCGTTACTTTTTTATTTAATAATGATAAAGTTGCATAATATGAATTCGTATTTGTATTTTTATAAATAATGGGAATTTTATCTGTTTGTGCAATTATATTGTTTCCATCATCTATTACGTCGCTAACATAATGAATCGATATTCCTGTATATTTTTCATTCTTAAGTATTTGCGCTAATACTGGATTGGGTCCTCTGTAAGATGGAAGTAATGAATAATGAATATTTATTGTTTTGTATTTGGGATGCATATACAATATTTTTGGTATAATATAAAAACTATAGATTATTTGTAAATCTACTTTTGGTAAAATTGATATAAAATCATCGTTTATGGTATCAGCTGTTTTAATATTAAAAAAATGTAATATTGTTTTAAAGGTGACGAGACAATAATTAAACACGTCTGCATTGTTAGTGATAATGTATTTTATATTAATTGTATTTGTACTAGTAGTAGTAGTAGTATTATTATTATTATTTATACTATTTATAACATTGATAATTGTTTTAAGATATTCGATGGAATCTGTGATTATGCCAATTTTCATGTTATATATTTTTATTATGTTACTATATGTTACTATATTATTTAATAATATTTACCTAATAAAAATATTATTAATTATTTTTTTTTCAGCAATTATCTCGAATTCCGAATTCTTAATTAAACATCAAGTCGAGACAGTTCAACATTGTCTTTTACAAAGGCGAATCGAATTTTGTACTTGTTAAAAAAATCGGTCACTGAACTTCCGCCGCCGCTGCCATATCCACTGGAATAAATGTCCCACGCGTCTTGCGGGCCAAGCGGCGCCTTATTATAGGTTGCCATAGTAATGAATCCGTCAAACCCGTTTTTGGAACCAACATACAATGATCCGGCGCTTAAACTCCATGTTTTTGCCAAAGCATTTGTTTGAACCAGTTTTCCGTTGATGAAAATGTCAATAGAACTTCCGTTGTTTACATTTAATATGATGGATACCCATGTTTGCAGCGGTATATTTGGAATTGAAGGAATTACCGTGTCGCCGCTGTTTCCTAAAGACACGTTCAGCGTATTGTTATCTTTACCTAAACTAATCAGCAAATTGGGATCTGTTTTTTTCGAAGAGTCGGATTCCGAAGATATGATTGGTTTGTCTACCGATGTTGATTCCCAGTCATTCACATAAATCCACATGGAAAGGGCAAAACTATAGTTATTGTCGGGTATAGACAAAGATGTTTGAGTTTTTGCATCCTGCGATCCGCTAATTACAGTAGTTGAAGAGGATGAAGAGAGCATTGTCCAAACGAAATACACAATGACGATGATGAGTATAATAATAATAATTGTTGACCAAGAAAAATCCATTTTACTTTGATTTTTAAATACTTATTTTTATTTCTATATATATATATAACTTGTAATATTTTTTTTTATACAAGTTATTTTAAATTATTTGCATTTATTTAATTAAAAACTATTTAATTAAATAAATGCAAATAATTTAAAATTTTATCTAAAAGTTGGGTTTTAATGGCGGGTTTAACAGTTTATGCGTGTTATAAATCCAAGAAATGCCCTGAGAGCCCACGACATCTTTGTAATATACCACATTGCACGCTTGACCGTATATTCCAGAATCGGAACCAACAATCAACGTTTTTGGCAATTTTGGAATAATATTTGGCGTTGAACTTTCTAAATGGTTGTTTAAAAATATATCCATAATGCCATTATTGTTAAAGTTGATGAATAAATGATTCCATCTTTGTAAAAGAACTGGATTTGGAACAATAACCTGTTTTTGACTATTATTATTATTATTTGTGCTCGTTTGAACATTCACGATCAGCTCATTGGTCGCCGGATTAAATGACACTTGCGGCGCTCCGCCATTGCCGTCTCCGTTTGTTGCAAAGTTCAATATGTTTATGCCGTTGCTTCCAGACGAATAACTGTTAAGCGGTTCAGGGTGAATATAAAACCATGCGGAAACTCCATAACTGTAGTGCGGACTATTTGTTTTAACATTGTCTGCAAGAGACGGCGTCAAAGAAACTGTCTGGCTGTTATCTGAAGGGTCGGTTATAATGACATCAAACGGCTCACTTTTCTTTTCAAGCGGCAGCACTTTATCCAAAATAACTTCGCCGTTATGATTAACGATTGCATCGAATACGCTTGGAAGGAAGAAAATTAAAGCAATGAATAAGATTTCGAATGCTAAAAGAATGACGTATGTCCATTGTCGTTGTGCCAATTTGAATTCGTTTCGAAAATAATCGGCCAAGTTCAGAAACAAACATGGGATGTAAATCATAATTTTAAATATTAAACTCGACCACGTGGGAGGTCCAGAAACATAATTCGGGGCTTCGGCTCCGATGAATCGTACAATCATGGCCAGAATACCGACAAGGATTGCGATATTAAGGATAAATAAAACCGTGTTTGCAATGATGGGCACGTTGGTGTACACGTGTAGAACAGCGAGAATCAGACCTATTACTATGCCGATGATTATCGCATATTTTAAAAAGGAGGTTATAAAGGGTATAAATGCTTCAACGCCCATTACGAGCAGCGATAAAAGCGCAAATCCAATAAATAAAAACAGGAATAAAAATATCGACTTATTGTCTGAAACCACTTGATAGGGCTGTTTTGTATAAATATAATACACCAAACCCAAATACATGAGAAAAATAATCAACATTGAATTTTTAATGAGGGTAACTAGCGCACCTTTCACAAAATAGTTACACAAAAATGTTATAATTTTGTTTATAATGTAGAGGGGATCGGATAAGGACGCGTCGCTAAAAAATGCATTCACCAAATTAGTTACATTCTCACCTTTTATAATTGTGAGGTATAAAATGTACAGGACGATGAGTCCAACAATGCAAGACATTATGATTCCGGCTAGCGTGTTTATCAAAAAGAGCAGTTCTGAAACTGCGACTAAAACATATAAAATGATATAAATTGTAGACAAGTTGAAAACGATTTTTAAGAAGGCGGCGGATAAAAGTATAAATACAAATGCTGCGGAAAACCACCATTGATTTTTAATAAAATTATGACTGTACCCATATGCTAAAATGCACAAGACGACAAGGGTGATAAGTATTGTAAAAAATTTAAAGGACGCTCCAAAATCAGAAATGGAATCTTTGACTTTTATAGCTTTCATCATGAATGCATCTTTATCCATCTACTAAAGCAACGGTCACTAAATTAACAAAATAAAATAAATAGATGAAATAAAATAATAAAATAATAAAATAAATTTAATAGTTGTAGTATAATATGCCTATATAAAATATAATTACAACAAGTGTACAAATAAATATGGCCAAAATGGACGGATTATTATTCCACCCCGTTTTGTTTAAAGATGTCGTTGTAATGTTGATACCAAATAGTATTGAAAAAATAATTGCAGCGTGCAATAAAATTGTATAGGGGCTAAATTCCGTATTCATAAAAAGTTGAATTAATCGTGTTATAAATTTTGATGCAAAATCGAATTGTTTGATGAATAATATTATCAGCGATAGAATTGCTATGACTGTAAACGATATATTTACGGGATCGCCTTCTTCGTCTCCAAAGGTTGCGTCGTGTCTAAAAAATACGATAATGCTGGATATCCAGAGGATCACATACATGATGATTGAAAAAATATTCATGGGAGCGCTTAAATTATCTGTAAAATTTTTTGGGAATATCTGAAACATTTTCAAAAATGCATTTGGAATATTTACAAAGGACAATAATGTAAAAACTATGGTTGTTATAATAAAAGATAAAAATGTGGACCACCCGGCATATGCCCAGCAATTGGAACCATTCGCGCAACTTGTGCGCAATACATTTAAATAATAGAAGAACAGCCCAAAAATGAATACAATAATGCTGCCGACAATTCCCTTAAAAATAAGATGGATTGCATCCATTTTATATAAAATAGTGACTACAATTGCTAAAAAGGGGATTACGGCGGTAAAAATTGCCGCAATATTTCTAGAAATGTGACTATCGTTCGGATTTTCATTTAAATCGATTTCCGATGAAACCAACCAATAAATCGATATCATCCAGAATGCGTAGGTTAAGATCGGGAAAAGAAACATGTTCAACAGGGTGGACAAGCTGTATGATGTAATGTTTAGGTTGAAACCATAATTGTAAAGAAAGGTTAATACCGATGCACCGATCCATGTGCCTGTAAACCAGCCGGCGACCCATTTTTCATCTAAAAAATATAGCGGAATATTAATAACGATGCATAATAGCGCAATTAAAATGAGTTTTGTTAAAGTTGTCATTGTTCCCATTGTTCCATTCCCGTTACTATTTATTGACTGCATTTTATTTAATTTTTTATTTAATTTTTTATTTAATTTTTTATTTAATTTTTTATTTAATTTTTTATTTAATTTTTTAGAAGATTCTTAGATATATTATATAATATAAAATTATTTATAAAATATACAATACAACAATACAACAATACATACAATACATACCAATGAATGAATAAATAATGATATTCTAAAAGTTTTCAAATGCCGTTTTTTTTCCGTGACAATCTCGGCACAGTGCCACTAAATTATCGACAGCATTGGAACCTCCGTATTCTAAACGGATTTTATGATCGACTTCAAACCATCCTGGAAGCTGGCGTTTGCATTCGCCGCATTTCCATCCTTGTTCAGCTGCGACAAATTTCTTTTTGGATTCGCTGACGCTGCGTTTTGTGGACCCTCCTCCTCCAGTTCCCGTCGTTTTTCCCGAACTCATTATTTTATTAACACTGTTTTGTTCTCGCCGATTAATGGTGTCGCCATCGTTATCTCCTCCATCACTCTTGCTAAAAAATGAGCGCTTATTTGTCATGTCGAAAAATGGGGTCAACATGTCGGCAGATTCGCGGCTAATGGGCATGTACTTGATCAATTCATTGGCGTGGTGCATAATGGTCTGAGAATTCGCCGGATTTTTCTTCATGAATAAATACATGGACAAACCGAAAAATCCAATCGTTGCCATTTTTATATATTTTCTTGCATTCGTCGTTTCCACCATTTTAAAGTATTTTCCATCATAATACGTATTTAAAACCAATGCGGCGGTAATAATAAAAATAATAAACTCGAATTTAAATTTCATCCTTGTACCACGTATATTGTTTTACTTGTTATTATAATAAAATACTATTTTATAAAATACTATTAGTTTTAAAATAATAATAAATATACTAAATATAATAAATATAATAATAAAATATAAAATGATTATAAATATAGCAGTTGCAATTACTAAAAATGGAGGGATTGGACAAAATGGGGGTTTGCCGTGGCCTCATTTAAAAGGCGATATGGCACTATTTTCAAAGCGAACAACGGGTGCAGGAAATAATGCTGTACTCATGGGTAAAAATACGTGGTGCAGCATTCCGGAGAATAGGCGCCCACTAAAAAATAGAACCAATATTATCATTTCTAGCTCTTCAAGTTTACAATTGACAGCATCTTCGTCTTGTTGTCACATATTTTCTTCTATAAATGACGCGATTGCATTTTGCGAAGCTGCAAAGTATGACGAGCTGTGGATTATTGGCGGAAGTCGAATATACAATGATTTTTTAAATACGTATTGCGATAAAATAAATCGCGTATACATTACATGTGTTTGTTCCAATCATGATTGCGACACATTTATAGATATTCCAGCGGATAATTATCTTGTTGAAGAAAAAATATACAATGCGGCTGAAAATTGTTATTATTTGACATGTGTCCATAAAATGCGCGTAAATATGATAGAGTCATTAGAGACAAATGGAACAATGGAAACCTTATCAAATGTTTTATCCATCATCGGATAATGATTAGCGGTAGAATGATAAACAAGATTGTGAATGTGCATAAAAACAAAAATTCTCGGTAACGATTATCATTATGATGATAGCAATGAAGACGACAAGTGCGTGTCTGGTTATTCTTATTACAACTACCTATATAATAATAATCTTCGTATTGGGGGGAAAGACAATGATTTGAAATGATGTCGCGCAGCATTTCAAATGTAATCATTTTGGGATATGGTTTTAATGGTGATGTAGTAAATGCAGATAAAAGCAGAGTCATGAGTTTCTTGTCGGGATAAATGTTGGTGGGATTCATAACATCCTGAAGATGGTTTTGTTGAATGTATGCATCAATTTTGCGCGTGACTTCTATACGCGACATTTTTTTATTGGCGGGTTCACCTATGAATTCTGCAAGTTGTGGTGTTATTTCGCACATGAGTCGTTTGCTTTTTATCATGATGGAATGGATTGAAACGACGAGAATGGATTTTATTTTCAATTTTATGAATTATTTTATTTTTATTTTCTTCTAACTGTTTTTCTTTTATTCTTTTTATTCTTTTTCAAAGTATTCATTTTTGTATTTCGTGACCCATATTTTCTTCCTCCAAATTTGATCAAATGATCACATTTTTTTTTCATACATTGTAGTTGTTTAGTATCCAGCGATTTTAAACGTGATGCATTATAATGATTTATTGCGCAATTGGAGTATGATTTGATATTTTGTTTTGACGGATTTTTTTTCAAGATGCATTTTTTTTTCAACGACTGCAAGTAAGGGTCCCGTTCTTTTTTCATAACTTTTTCGGGAATGCAGTTGGCATCTTGGCATTGTTCGTATGACATTTTTTTATACCCACCCATTGCCATAATAGCAGGAGCAGGGGGTGGGGGGGGAGGTGGTTCAAAACCATAAGGATATAATGATAATGATTCGGTTTTACAGGTGGGACGACGTCCATTGTTTTTAGTTTTTTTTGATGTTTTTGTCCACGCATAATGTTTATTTGTATCATGTGGATAAGGATTTACTCTACCTGATTGTATCGGTATATTATCTTCTTCTTGTTCCTCATTCATCAAATAAGCTAATTCAACATCGTTATTAAAATCCATTTTAAAATAAATATATATTTACACCATATATATTTAAACCGAGATTATAATTTTTATTTTTATTTTTTCTTTACAACCGGGACCCACTTGTAAACACCATTTTTATCTGCGACAGATTTAAAAAACTTTCCATTATTCCCTTTTTTTGTTTTATTTTTGCAATCATTTGCTGGAAACGCGGGAGAAGGTCGTGACTTGTATTTTTTTTGCGTTTTTTTATTCTTGTTGTCGCATTTTGAGATTCTTGGCATTGTATTATATAATATTATATTATGTTATATAATATGTTAATATAAAAATATTATATTCCTTAAATAAATATTCCTTAAATAAAATAATTATTCTATCGCAGATACATGAGATACATGACAATCAGGCCCACCCTAAGGCAACACCCCCCCCCCCTCCTATAACCCTACAACTACCTTCGTTGCACATACGCCTCTCCCCTCATAGTCCTTCTATTAGTCATTTTTCGCCTTCCGCCCTCTCCACAACCGACGCACCCAAGCCGGAGTCCTCCCCTCATAGTCCGTCTCCTCATAGTTCTTCGTTTTCTTACGCTACGATTTCGTTGTGCCATCTTTTACACCTTTTCTCATTTAAAACGCCCATTTTATAGAGCAAAAAAATAAGAAAAAAGCGTAAAATCAATAGTAGGAATTTCACCTACGATGGTCTAACTTTTTCCTGTTCTTCTTTTTTATTGGAACAGGTGAAAGACGAAATTTGGAAACATAATGGTCGCTCTTGTTTTTCTATCCAAGAATGTGTTAATTTCATTATGTTTATAGAAGAGTTTGCATCTCTGGTTCTAAATACGATTTTTTTGTTTTCGCAACTCACGCAGTTAGAACACTTTAACAGACGAAATACTTTATTTCCTTCCTTATCTTTATAATACTCCAAATCATTATTACAATCACAACACTTCTTACTTGTGTTGCATTCATTTATCGTTATTGTATCATATTTTTTATGAATTAATTTTCTCAACCCTTTATTCATCGTAGGCATAAAATGTTTCATTTGTGTGCTTCTACTCCAATTTCCATAACCGATTAAGATATTTTCGCCAAATGTTTCTTTAATTTTATTCAAAAATGTGTCAATTGATTTCTTACCATAACTATATTGACGAAATTTCATTTTTCGCCATGTATCACGATGGTAAAACTCCATAGTTTCTTTGTTTAGTTTATCCTTTTCAACGAGATACACTTTGAACCTTTCGTAATCAACTGATTTACTATTTTGAATTGATAGTTGTGTTTCTTTTTCAATAATACCATTTCGCTTTTTCTCTTCTAATAAAATTCGTTCGTTCGTTTTTGCTTTACTTTCTCTTTTCCTTTGTGGGGCTGTGTATTGAAGTTTGTTTCCGTGTTTATCCATCATATAAACCAAACTGCGTTTTCCGGGGTCGCAACCAACAATATTCCTTTCTTTCAAAGTATCTAACTGTTCTTTGGATAAATCCTCAATATTGTAAAAATCTTGCTCTTGTAAAATAGGAACTCTTGCACCCCATTTTTTATCCTTCAAATCCTTTCTAATAAATAATAAGCAACACGAAACACCGTCAGTTTGGATTTGGTTATGAAACTGATAATGTTTATTTTTGAATATTTTATTTTTCATATCCAAAAAGTTAATCCATACGTCCTTTTGATTGTCTTTCACATTACTCAACAATTCACCCTTTTTCACTTTATTACCATCTTTGTCCTTTTCAGGGCAAAACAGATTGATTAAACTTGCAGTATCAATAATAATGTGTTTGGGAATGATGTTGTTTCGTAATGGTAGGGGTTGAAACAATTTACTTTCTTGTTTTTCCAATACAGAATTCATATACAACATTCCTTTCAAATAATCAAATGGTTTCACTTTAACATCATAATGAACTGATTTTTTGATTTCAGTAGGTAAAATGTTAGATAAATGTGTTTCTTTCCATTCATTAAATATTTCATCGGTTTCACTTAATTCCATAAGGTTCTTTTTGAATTGAAATAAGGTTGCTTTATCTTCGGTAATTTCATTTGTGGTTTTGTTAATAAATCGTAAAAAGTGTTGTATGAAACGCTCCTGAATATTGTTTGATAATGATGTGTGTATTTGTGTTGCTAAATAAGGCAATAAATAACTTGTGTGTTTCAAATTGGTTTTTACATGGTTCAGTAAAGGTTGGTATTCGGTTTTATAGAATTGTTCCAATATTTCCAACAGTTCTGTGTCTTTGCCTTTATTTCCTCTATTATCACGATTTCCTAATGTCTTAATGCTATACAAAATAAATGTTTCATCTACATCAGGCAAGGGTAGATTATTATTGTATTGGTATAAAACATACAACCGAATAAATTGATAAGTATGAATAACCAAATCATTCATTTCAAAAACCAAATGATTTATTAATGGTTGCATCGTATCACAATTCACTAAAATGGTTTTCAACGGTATTTTGAATGTTTTGTATGCGGATTTTTCATTATTCCTAAACTCTTTGAAATCGTCCTTTTTCTTCCTTTTCATTTTATATACTATTATAATATTTATTTTTAAGTCATTTAAACGCATATTATATAAATATAATATGTTATAACAACTAACAGAAATGGAACAAACGATTGAAAAAGAACACACATATTATTGTGAATGCTGTAATTATAAATGTATGTATCCTGCACACTGGAAACAACATTTAGAATGTGAAAAACATAAAAATAATGGGATAAGAAAGACCAGAAGTGATAAGGTATTTGAACCGAACTGTAAATTATGTGATTATACGACTACGCGAACGACCAATATGAAACTTCATTATTTGAATAACCACGCAAATAAGGAAGAAAGGAAAAATGAGTTTAAATATTACTGTGAAGCATGTGATTTTGGTAATTTTTCAAAAGGATTATTTAAGTTGCATATGGAAGCAAAACATCCGTTTTGATTGCGGTATCTATTTTGAAATGGAATCTACAATAATATTTCAAGTGGTTTTGGATGCGGCTATCTCTGCTTCCAATTCGGATATTTCTGCGTCTTTTTACAAAAATTAGACGGATTAACACACGCAGAATTGAAAGAGAATATAATCAACACCATAACGAATATTCCAAAAGATAAATACAGGAACATAATTAAGGGTGCATATGAAAGACCAGAAAAATATGTATCCAATAAAAACAAGACACGAAAAATAAAGAAGAATTATTTATAGGTTATTCTCATATAAAATGGGCGTTTTAAATAAGAAAAGGTGTAAAAAATAATGTTATACAGTATTATAATATTATTTTTTTATTTTACAAAATATTGAAAATGAATAGAATAAAGTAACTATTTAATATATCATATTTGTTGAAAATCCGAAATAGATTGTCCCCTTTTTTCACGAATGACGCGTTCTAAAAATATTCCTAAATCCATTTGTTTTTTGGATATATTATCGCGATAATAATTATCCAAAAACCATTGGCGAGTATCATATGATTTCATGAATATATTATTTAGAGCCAGCATAACATCTTTTTGTGATGAAAAAAATGCGCCCGTGTTTTCATTCACATATTTCCATCCTCCAAAAATGTCTTTATTTACGAGAATTGGAGTTCCTTTACACAGCGATTCGGTTAATATGCGAGGCGATGCGTCCGAAACACTGGAAATAAACATTACACGCGAAGCTTCGATCAAATCGATAAAATCATTCCAATTGGTAAACGGTTTATATTCAATGCGTTTATATTTATCTTTAATTGCTCCTCTTGAATCTGTTCTGCCAACTACAAGTATTTTTAGTCCCGCTTTTTTCATTTTTTTTATGCACTTTACTGCCAGCGGCCAATTTTTATGATAGTAATGATGCGGTCCATCAGAACCGGCATTATAAATCACATCATATCGTTTTTCTAAACCTTTGGATGCAATCATTTTAATGTTTGGGCAATCCGATTCACTAAATTCAAATTGTGGAATATTGTATGGTACGGGAATTTTTGAACATGTCAACCAGCAATCCATTTGATTTAAAATATTTTTCATTTCTTTTGTTGTTAATTCGTGTAGAAATGAATTATTTAAACAGTCGCTATGGTTTAAAAAGGGAAAATGTCCATGTGAGCTTATCCCCACCATCAAATACCCCTGTTTTTTCAAATTATAAAAAATGTGTCGTTTGTCGGACGTTGGTGGTGCAGATAAAACACATATTTTCATTTCATTTCCGTTTATGCGAATAGTTTGAAATGGAAATCCGTAAAATTTATCAGACCAAGATACCAGTTCCGCAATATATGTACATGTATTTGATTCCATTTTGATTTTATTAATTTATTTATTAAATATAATAAATAAATTAATAAATAAAATTATAAATAAATAAAATTATAAATAAATAAAATTATAAATTGAAAAAAATGTAGTTAAATTAAAAATGAATAGTGTATCTTATATCTTCTATCAAATTGTTACTTGAAATATGAGTTCATCGACGTCAACACCAACAACAACGTCAACACCAACAACAACGTCAACACCAACAACAACGTCAACACCTTTTCAGTTGAAACAACTTGAAAACAAAGGTGATTATTACAGATTCGATTTTTCCAATGATGAACGCTGGGAAGCAATGTTGAAAGCAGTGAATGCGGCGTTACAAGAAGTTTCACAAATTCCGACACTTGAAATCGAGATTGTTGACAGGAAAAGTAGGTGGATGATTCTACCCATGCCTTTGGACACCAACGAGGATCACATTAGCAGAATCAACATATTATTGTATGACTTGCATATACGAATAGTGTCGGTTACAAAAAACACAATTGAGCGACACAGGTTGAATATCCTGAAGAGTCAGTATCCAAAAATGATCGTACAAGCCGCGACACACGAGAATCTGCTTGAACTTGAAAAAAAAAGTGCCGACTCTTCTGAATCAAAGATTCTCGTGAACTCAACCAATGTCAGAGAAGTTGTCAGTTTAGTTATAAATACCTTGAATTTTGGAAGCGAGACACAAGCAATGTGTCAGACATTGTCTTTGCAAACAGATGAGGAATTCAAACCAAAGCCAACAAAAGAAAAATCAAAAACAAAAACAAAGCCAAACCGGGCGTTTCAAAATCTTCAAAACTATATCGTGACACAAAAACAGAGGTCGGAGCAAACAAAAAAAAATCTGAAACATTTGTGGGCTGATGAAGATATTCGGTATGAAGTTCGCACTCATTTTTGCGACGATTCAGAACACAATAGCTACGATGCCAGATTTTCATTTACGAAACGATTTTGGGATGATGGCAGTTTCAAACAATATATAAAGTACAAATTGTATGGTTACTACAAGGGGGATCGTGCTGATTTGGAATGGTTGTGGGTAACATACGTGGACTACAAATACAATGCAGATCACGTATGGTGTGAAAAATCCATGATATCATTCAAAGAATACTTGGATCAAGTGGCTGGGTCTAAAGAGTATTTTACAAAGTTCACAGCTCAAAGTTACAATATTGCTGTCGGCGATTTGTTGCGATTTTGTTACGATTGTTTGGCGAAAGGAAAAGTGAACGAAGAAATCGGCGGCGATGTGCCTGTTTGAAATGTTTGAAATGTTTGCAAAAAAAATAAATAAAAAACAAACATATTTTTTTTATTTTTATTTTTTATGCAACCAATAGTATGATTATTATTTATGAAAGACGTATTTGTCGAAATGTAAATGTGTGTTGTGACGGTTGTGGCGCCTGTAAAGGAATGTACGCATACGGTTCAACGATTTGAATGCAGTGTGAAAATGGTTGTACAATGGAACCACAAAGGTGCAATTGTCCGTGAGTGTTTACGAATGAAATGAGATCGTTGGCCAAGTATTTCCCGAAATCATCAGACACATTTTTTTCTGTTTTTTTGAGCGTGTCCATATGGTCGGTATACGTGTCGCGCGTAATGATGCAAACGCGAGAACTAGGTTGTTTCTCTTGTGGTTGTGGTTGTGGTTGTTTCTCTTGTTGTTGAATGCGCATCAAGTATGCTAGAAGGATAAACAAGTCATCATTCATTCCAGCCGGAGTAACAATGTGATGCACGTCTCGCAACATTTGGTTGATGCGCGGAGCATACGCTGGATTGAATTGTTCATCCGTGTGTGACTTGTGTATTACAACGAGCGGACTGCACCCGTTCAACCGAACAATTTGAATCATGGTGTTCAAGTCATCCGGGCAGGGAATGCCGTTTCTAGAGTGCAAGACATTTCCGCCGTCAATGATTGCATTGTAATTTATTTGTTTGAGTTTTTTCAAAATGGGAACATGTTTTTGAAATTTGTTTTTGGGATTTTTCTCCATCCGACTCACAATCTTTTGAATGTAATAGTCGCATCCCTGAAGCGAGTACCTGGACAAGCACGACAAATCACAGGGTGGCGGGGATTCGGAATTAGAATCATGCAAAAATTTGCCGTCCAAATAGCGAAATAGAAATGCCAGGCGGTTTTCAATCATGAATCGAATGTCTTTGGAATCCAAAAGCGCGGCATCAATGTATCGCGTAAACAAATGAACACAGTATTCGGGATCGGGGTTGTAAACCATGAGTGCAAAGTAGTCGCGTTTCATTGAAAGGCGATCAAAAAGGGAAACGATTAGCGCATCATCCCGTTCCAAAATCGCGAATCGCAAAACCATCGTAACAATGCCTTTTTCTCGGGTTGTTCGAATCAACTCTGCATTCTTGTCAAGCAATGAGCGAAAGTCATCCTTTAAACCGCTTTGAAGCAGCTCGTTCATTGTTCGTTGCAGTCGTCCCAATTCTTTGGATGTCATCATAGTAGTCGTCGTCATTGCAAAAAGTGTAAAGTGAAAGGAAAGGAAAGGAAACGCTATATAATAAAAATGTACAAATTTAATTTTCAATTTATTTATTTTATTATTTTTTATATTTATTTTTTTTATTTATTTTTATAACTACAAATTAAAATACTTATTTATTATCTCGCATACATGAGGCCGCATGTTCCGCCGACAAATGTAAGCATATTGTAACGCTCTTCGAAAATGGTCAAATTATAGTTGTAGTCATAAATTCTCCACGTTGGTTTATTCACGCCAACCGGAACATTGGTTTCGGGGTCACAAATGGTAAGAAAATTCGCACTTGGATCCAGCGGCGGATAAAATGTGGTAAATTCAAACTCAATTGTTGAAAATTTGCTTGCATTAATTGCACCCGAAGGTTGAAGGTCTCTTGGATCAGTATTCAGGCAGAAATTGTAACAATAAAGCCCGTCAGGAGAAGAACCTCGATCACTTGTATATTTTTCCAAATAGTTATAAATTCCGGCATCCAATAAATTCTCTCTATATTTTCCATCTAATAAAATTCCCAAATTTAGCAAAATGTCTTTTTGGTTTTGAACGCTGAATGGTGGTGTAATGCAATATCCGGTATTTGCATTAAGGGTTGGATTCCATCCGGGTCCATAATCTACCTGTGTGGATGGGGGATCACACCCGGCAGGCGGATTCCACGGCGGCAGAGGTCCGCGAGGCGCCGGAAGCAATCCGTCGGGTTTATATTTGTAAGGCCAGTTTGTGTAGTTGCCCCATTCGTTTCGCAGGTATGCATCGCTTCTCTGAAAGAAAAATATCCAGCTGGCAACCATACCAAGCGTGCTTTGCAACCACACGCGACGACTTCCGGTGACATTTTCAAAATTCCATTGATAAACCGATTTAAACAAGTACTGTTGAGGCATGGATGCGAATTGTTTGGCTTCGTCGGCAGAGAGGAAACAGTACGTTGACATGAGATGAATGTCGGCATTCCAGTCGCTTCTAGTTGAGTTTCCGTAATTCAGTTCGATATTTGGCGGCGGCTGAATAAAGCGATAAAATTGTTGCAAATTGTCGTTAAAGTTCGGCTGAATGTAATTCGGCGTAATGTATTCAGGGAAATAAGGCGGTTCCGCATTCGTGGTGCTGGGAACAGCGGTGGCGGCATAAGTGGCCGGATTTGAAACATCCCGAATGACAAACAGATCGCGAATGGGTCGCAGCGTAATGTCGATTTGAAGCTGGTTGTACTGCAGAGCGACCAAAGGGAACGCCATTTTGCTGCTCAGCGTGAACCACGCATTGATGGGAATGTATAATTTTCTGAATCGAATGGACGGGTCAACGCCAACGCCTGCTGGATTATTGGTGTAATTATAAAATGCATTGGGATATCTTCCATTGTTGGATGAAAACAGAGCAGGATTATTTAATTCAACAACGTTACCGGTCATGCGATTATACAAGTCGCGCTCTGTTCCGTTGAAATTCCGTTCTACAAGCGCCTGCAAGTACCCTCCTGTGAGTGTTTGAAGCGTCTGACCCCCAACTGAAATTGTTATTTCTTTAATCATTTGTGTGCCTATATTTTCAATCCATTTGAATTCGTATGGTGTCCATGACTCGCCGCAGCTTTGCGGTGGCAGTATGGGACTCCAAATATTTGGCAGCGTTACGACCAAGTACGTGTCCATTAAAAGTTCGGCATATCGTGGAATATAAAAAGTAAATTTAGAATATTCATTTAATCTTAAATTTCTTTGACCGTCGAAATCGATTCTAAATTTTTGCAAACCAAAATTTGTATATTTTGCATATGTTGTTTTAAAAAATGTCTTTTTAGGATTTGAATTCAATATTACATTTTGATTTCCATACGCTACCAGATTTAACAATCCTCCTGCCATTTTACTGATTTATTTATTTTATTTATTTATTTTAATGAATTATCTGGAATAAGTTACCTATACTATATTATATTATAATCTACATATATTAAGTTTTATAATTTTAAATAATAATTTATACAATTAATTATAATAAAAATATATATAAAATATAAGATTTAGTATTTTAATATTCGAATTAAATATTATTAATTAAATGAGTGCCGTAAGTGATACAATTTCAAATGTTACAAATTCCGCAAAAGATTTAAAATTACAGTTGGCGTCTTACGTTTCTCAAACAAACAGCACAACACTTATTCATATCATTGGATGCACATTAGTTATATTTATATCGGGGTGCATTGCATACTACGTGTATTATAAAGTTACGCTGCTTCCGAAGAGTTGCAAACGTTTAAATGTTAAAAAGGCGGCAGCGTTGAACTCGAGCTGGATAACGTCCAATTCTGCGGATCCGACATCAAAATATTTACTAAGAGATTATTATATTAAAACGGCATACAATTGTTGTTCTACGGGAAATTTCTCGAATGACTATGTAAGTGTGTGCGCGCTAAATCATGCGATCAAAATGGGATGCCGGTGTTTGGATTTTGAAATTTACGGCTACAAGGGTGAGCCAATTGTTTCCACCTCTTTAAGTGATGACAAGTGCATTAAGGAAACCTACAATTCAGTTTCATTTAATGATGCCATGAGCGCCGTTGCGACGTCGGCATTTAGTCCGAGTTCAAACGTGTGTCCAAATCCCGGCGACCCGCTGCTATTGTTATTTCGAATCAAGACCAACGACGTCAACGTGCTGAATAGCATGGCAGACACTATAAAGTCAAACCTAAACAATTATTTAATTCCCAAATATAATCATGAATTTGGCGGGAAAAATATTTGCGCCGAACCGGTAAGTAACTTTGCCGGGAAAGTGGTAATTATTGTGGAGAGCAATCCGCTGCTGTATCAGCCGGGTGCGGAAAGAATGTATGAAATAACGAATTTGACGAGCAATGCATTTTTGCGAATACTAAAAGTGTTTGATGTGCTGAACGGGCCGAATATTACAGAATTAACGACATTTAATAAACAGTATATGACGATAGTTCTTCCGGACTATTCCATGTCGGCTGAAAATTATGACCCGATGCCGCCGTCATTGGCGGGGTGTCAGTGCATGGCGCTATCGTTTCAGCTGTTGCGAGATGGTAACTTGGCGGTTTACAACGAGTGGTTTGAAGCGGGGCCTATGAAGAGCGCGTTCCTGTTGAAACCGGCGGATTTGATGTTTACGCCCCAAACCATTCCGATGCCGACTCCGCAAAACCCGGAGCTGTCATTTGCGAGCCGCCCACTTCAATCCGACATGTACAGTTTTAGCATTTAGAAAACGTTTGTGTATCAAATGCTTTTTTATTTTATTTATATCAAATCAAGCATTTGATAAAAATATTTTATTTTAACTGTAATATTTAATAGAATGAAAATGAAACAATTAATACAAAATTGAAATAAAGATTTTTACTTACACAATATACATGACGCGCACGCATCCACATCCATTCATCACATTCAAAATAATCAAAAGAAGAACGACAACGACAACTTAGTACAATGAATGAACTCGAAATTTGCAGTAATAAAAAAAAAATAGTTAAAATAAAACGCAAACCTTTAACTGCGACGACACAACAAACTGTGGAAATAGAAAAAGGAGAAGAAGCAAAAGGAGAAGAAGCAAAAGGAGAAGAAGCAAAAGGAGAAGAAGCAAAAGGAGAAGAAGAAGGAAATGAATGTCTAAAAATAGTAGATGATAAGGTAACAATCACATATAAAATAGAGACAGGCGATTATATAATATTTAATTGTTGTTGCATACAAGGGTTGACGATTATGAAAAATAAAAACCAAAAAATTCATTTGACAGTTACATCTCCGCCGTATTACAATGTGAAAGATTATGTAAATTATGCCGATTATAAAGATTATTTGAATACGCTTAGAACTGTATTTACATTAATATATGAAATAACAGAAGATGGCAGAATGTGTTGTGTGAATTTGAGCAACATATTGGTTCAACGAGAAAGTCGAAATTGCGAGAGCAGCAGGATACCTTTGGCGTTTCATTTTGTTCCTTTAATGGAAGACATTGGTTGGAAATTTATTGAAGACATTATTTGGATAAAACCGGAAGGGGCTGCAAAAAATAGAAATGGGGGATTTTTCCAGCACAGACAACCGGTTGCGTATAAACCTAACATTATTAATGAATATATATTTGTATTTCAAAAACCTTCAAAATATTTAATAGATAAAATAGTTAGGGGGTATGACGCAGTTACATCGTTAAACAGCAAAGTGGATGATGGATACGAAAGAAGTAATGTGTGGAAAATAAATCCAGAAACAAAATCAAAACATCCTGCACCATATCCAGAATTATTGGTTGATAATTTAATAAAATATTATTCATTTTGTGGAGATTTAATTTTGGACCCTTTTGTTGGTTCGGGAACAACTACAATTTCGGCATTTAAGTTGAACAGAAAAAGTATAGGGTTTGAAATACACAGAGATTACATAGACATATTTGAAAATAGAATTAAAACAATAACAAAAACCAATACTAGTCAATCTAATATAGCAATTGATAAAAACGAGTATATTAATTTAAGCGAGGACCAAATAAAAAAAAAATTAAATAAATGTAGTAAAAAATATCTTTATCACTTGGTAAGTAATGATTGTAAGTATAAAAATTATTCAAAAGAAAAACTAATAGATTTAATACACATGTTACATTTTGTGGATTCGACTTGATGACTTGAACGAGTTGAAATCGCCACTTTCTTTACCTTTGCGCGTGTGACAAGTCGCGCAAAAAGTTTTTACATTGTCTGGTGTGTTGTTTTCATGATTTCCATCTAAATGATCCATGTGATAACAATCACTTGGAAACTCGTGGTATCTTTCGTTATCCATAGGACATGTAAATCCCAATATTCCATCTTTATTCTCACATATTTGTTTTTTATGAAATGTTACACCATCAATTTTTTTATTTTTTGTCCTTGCATTAGAACATCTAGAACATTCAGTTTTAAGTGATGGTATACCATTAGCCCAGTGTCGTATGTTTACAAATTTTGCGCAACCGCCATTTACGCATGTTGGTATGACCTTTCCTTTTTCATTCCATTTATTCAAGTTTTTTTTACTTTGTGAAATTTTTTTAGGTTGAGGCGATGATGGATCAACATTGGACGATGAAGAGCGGTCGTCGCATTCTTCGAGTTTTATTTTATCAAGAAAAGTGGTCGTGGTCGTAGATTTCTGTCTTGTCTTGATTATAATTTTCATTATTACTATATCATAAGTACGTAAAATGAACTATTTACAGTATACAGTATACAGTATACAGTATACAGTATAAAATTCAATTTTTATATTTATTGTATTATTATTTATAAAAAAAATATTTTATAATAATAATATAGTATAGGTATTTAGGTATTCAAAAAATAATATAGTATTCTACATTTTAAAAAATGAGTAGTGGCAAAATAGAGAGTTCTTTAGAGATATTGAAAAAGTCACAAAAAGAAATAGAAAAACGTCAAGGTGAAAAATTGGTAAGCAACCCTACAATTCAGGAAATTATTGCAATTGTCGAGCAGTTTTTAATAAATAAAAAGCTAATTTGCTATGGTGGTACCGCTATAAATAATGTTTTACCCGAAAAAGACCAATTTTATGACACAAAAAGAGAGATCCCAGATTATGATTTTTTTTCACCGAATTCGCTAGACGATGCCAAAGAGCTCGCGGATATATTTTTTAAAAAGGGGTTTAATGATGTGGAGGCGAAATCCGGCATGCACACGGGAACTTACAAGGTGTTTGTGAATTTCATCGGAGTTGCCGATATTACGTTTATTGAGCCGGAACTGTTTAAAAGTTTGATGCGCGAAGCTATTGAACGCAATGGAATTTTGTATGCGCCCATTAATTTTTTAAGAATGTCCATGTATTTGGAATTGTCTCGTCCGGACGGCGATGTAACGCGCTGGGAAAAGGTGTATAAGCGCCTCCTTCTTTTTAATAAGAACTATCCACTGAAAGGAGAGAATTGTTTGAAAAATGCAAAAGAATCGGCAATGTCGCCTTCAAAAAAAGAAATAGAAATATTTGACCTGGTTCGAGATGAAGCGATACATGAAAAACTGGTATTTTTTGGAGGGTACGCGCGTTCATTATTTTCCGAACATTTGAAAAAAGCGCAGCGTCCCGTTTTATTTTCTTCCATGCCGTCATTCGATTTATTGTCTGAAGATGCTAAAAAATCGGCGTACAAAATAAAAGAGAAGTTGGAAAAGACGGGGTATTTCAGTCGCGTGACGGTTGAAGAGCGCGAAGATTTCGGAGAGCACGTTTCCGAGCATTATGAGCTCGTGGTGGACGGCAGAACGGTTGCATTTATATACGATCCGGCTCCTGGCGCGTGTCATAATTACAATGTCGTGCGCGTTCAAGGCAAGGATGTGAATGTTGCAACGACGGACACCATTCTCAGCTTCTACTTGTTGTTTCTGTATATGAATCGCCCCTATTATGACCGAGATCGGCTGCTTTGTATGAGCCAATACATTTACGATTTGCAGTATGACAATTTGGCAAATAATGAAGGCATTTTTAAACGATTTTCAAAACCGTGCATTGGCAAACAGGTGACTTTGAAAGACATCAAGGATATTAAATCGCACATGTTTAATAAATTAAAAGATAAAAAGGGTACTCGCGAATATGAAGAGTGGTTTTTGAATTATAATCCGATTGAAAAACAAAAATTCAAAGCGTTAACAGGGAGAGATGCCGAAAAGCTGAACGAAAAAATAAAAGATGTGAATAAATTCTCTCCATCCTATTCCAAACAACGCAAACACGCAGATACACAACAAAGAATGCATACTAAAACTAGGACGGCTCGAACTCCTAAAACTAGAACTCGAACGCATAAGTATAAGCATACTAAACGTCGTCATCATACGCAGAGACAGCGTTAAAAACAAATATAAAAATGTAAAATCCTTTCAAAAAACATTTTATATTTTATATTTTATTTTTTATTTTTTATTTTTTATTTTTTATTTTTTATTTTTTATTTTTTATTTTTCTTTGAGAATGGTTTCAGTTTGGTAGCATTTTCTGCACAATGGAATATAAATATTGTCTGCGCCAATTAAAACTTGTTCGGTGCTATTCGTATTTCGAAACGAAAATGGCGCATGCGTTCCATCCTTGCATTTTCCACAAAGGGCGCGCAATTTTGTCACCTTGTCACATAGCGGAATAAGTTCAAGCAGATTTCCAATTTGTTCTCTTTTGAAATCTCCGTCAAGACCGCAAATGTAAACCTTTTTATGTTTGCCTTCCACCATACCTGTTGCAAACTCAACAATGTCTTGAAAGAATTGCCCCTCGTTAATAAGTATAACATCGCTTTCATTAATTTCGCGCGCATTGTCCGGCGATTGCATGATTTCGCGCATGGAAAAGCCCATAATGCAAGGAATCATTTGTTTGTCGTGTGTTGACAGCATGGTTTCAGAATAGCGGTCGTCTGCTTTAAAATTAATTACGCAAACTTTATTTGTGCAAAATGAAAACTGTCTGTAATGTTTCAAAAGGGCCGATGTTTTTCCTGACCACATTGGTCCTAAAATAAGTTCGAGGTATCCGTATACAGACATTGTTTTGTATTCGATAAACAATTCACTGATGTATATATATTTATTATTCATGCGTTTAATTCAATTTTTTATAAAATATTTATAAAAATATTTATAAAAAACCTAATAAACATTTATAATGATTATAATTAGTTTTATAAATATTAAAATAATCTGAATTTTATTATGCAAAACATAAAAGAAGAAATCAAAAATGATATTAATGATGAAGTCATGATGATGCCTCTTTCAAAACAAACTCAAACACAACAAGAAGCACAGTCGTCAACAATTTCATTCCTAAAATTAAATAACTCGACGCCGTGGGTTGAAAAGTATAGGCCGGTGAATTTTGATGATATTGTTTTAGATGAAATAAATAAAAATATATTGGTATCCATCGTTGAAAATAATTATTTCCCAAATTTATTATTGTACGGACCACCTGGAACCGGAAAAACTACCACGATTATTAATTTAATCAATGCGTATCAAGAACGATACAATCAAAAAAATAAGGGACTAATGATTCATCTAAATGCGTCGGATGAAAGAGGCATTGATATTATACGAAATCAAATCAACGGATTCGTGACATCAAAATCTATGTTTGGCGAAGGTATGAAATTTGTAATACTGGATGAAGTGGATTATATGACAAAAAATGCGCAAACTGCGCTGAGGTATTTATTAAATAATTTCAACAATACGGTGAATGTTCGTTTTTGTCTGATATGCAATTACATTAGTAGAATAGACGAGGCATTGCAGACGGAATTTGTGAGAATGCGGTTTAATCAATTGCCCGATTCTAAAATTATTTCTTTTTTGCAGAAAATCAATGTGTCTGAAAAATTAAACGCAGATGATACTGTTTTGGCATCAATTCAGCGTCATTTTAATTCCGACATTCGAAGCATGATAAATTACATGCAATCAAATCAGCACCACATTCACGAATGCCAGGTTATAACAAATGATGTGTGGGAGAATGTATTAACAATGTTAAAATCAAAAATAAAACCATGCATTATTATTTTTAAATTGAATGAAATAAGTTTAAATTATAATATTGATCGTAAAAATATAATCAAGAATTTTTTAAATTATGTAATACGAAATCATTCGCAATATATAAATTCTAAATTTTTAGATTTTGTTGAGCATATAACGCATGTTCAAGAAAGTAAAACGGAACACATTCTTCGGTATTTTATTTTAAAAATAATGACATTAATTTGATTTTCAAGTAATTTATTTGTTCTATGCATTATTTGTTCTATGCATTATTTGTTCTATGCATTATTTGTTCTATGCATTATTTGTTCTATGCATTATTTGTTCTATGCATTATTTGTTCTATGCATTATT